ATGGCTAGGACGGTTACGCCTCTAACGAATACGGAAGTAAAACAAGCTAAGGCTAGCGGTAAGGTTAAAACCTTACGTGATGGTGGAGGCTTGGAGCTTCGAGTTAGCCCTACGGGTAGTAAGTCGTGGATTTTTAAATATCGTGTTCCGCTTACTAGCAAGCGAACGAATATTAGTTTTGGTTCTTACCCTAGCGTGACGTTGGCACAAGCTAGGCAGCGACGAACCGAGGCAGGCGCATTGCTTGCTCAAAATATCGACCCTAAAGCCCACCAGCTAAACCTTGAGCGTGAAGCAAGGCTGAATCTTGAAAATACCTTTTCGGCTTTTGCTGCTAGATGGTTGTCGATTAAACGTAAGACGACAATGGAGAGTACCTTTTTAAAGCGGGAGCAGATGCTCAATAAATATCTACTACCGGCAATTGGTCGGGTACCAATAAGCGAGATAAAGCCCTTGTTAGTTAAGGGGGTGTTTGACCCTATAGCAAAGGACGAAAAAATTGAGACGGTAAAGCGTCTTTGTATTATTGCCAATGAAGTGATGCGTTTAGCAGTTGCCAGTGGGGCTATTGAGTTTAACCCTATCGCGGAAATCACCAAGCTTTACCCGACCCAAAAGGTGAACCACCAGCCAGCCCTAAGCCCCGACGAACTCCCCGAATTAGTCAAAACCATAGATAAGGCTAACGTCACTATAACAACCCGTAATCTCATTCTGTGGCAACTGCATACCATGGTTAGACCTAGCGAGGCAGCTAAGGCGAAATGGTCAGATATAGATTACGAGGAGGGCTTGTGGCGCGTTTATATCTCAAAGATTGATGCTTTTCATTATGTCCCCTTAACGCCTCAAGCGTTGGATATTTTGGAAAACATGAAACCCATATCAATGGGGCGTGAATACATCTTCCCTGCCAGTAGAAACCCTAAAGCCCATAGCAATATACAAAGTGCCAACATGGCTCTAAAGCGCATGGGCTTTAAAGATAGAACCACCGCCCACGGGTTAAGAGGGTTAGCTAGTACAACCTTAAACGCTAACGGGTTTGATGGTGATGTGATAGAGGCTGCGTTATCGCACCAAGAGCCAAACAAAATACGCAGGGCATACAACCACACAGATTACCTAGAGCGTCGAAAGCCTTTAATGCGCTGGTGGAGTGAGCGAATAGAGCAAGCGTCACTAGGTGAGCGTTTGAGTGTTAGTGCGCGTGGTTTGAAAGTGGTTAGTAATGGGTAAGGCTCTTTCGGGCTTTATCGTGGTTTAAAGCTAATTTAAAGGACGTTTAAAGTGAGTAATATCAATGGTCACATTAAAGCCCCTCTGTTTGTTGAGCGGGATTATTACGATATCCCTAGGGCGGCAAGGATGCTGGGTGTAGAGGTAGAGGACATTTACCACTGGATAGATGGTATTTTCATTGGGCTTTATGTTCGTATAGGTGGTGACTTTTTCGACACTGATAAAAACACCCCTTTACGTGTATGGGATGCTGAGCCTGCGTGGTATTGCTTTGATGCTGATTTTGAGGCACTGACTCAACATACTAGAGAGATTATGCGCGGTGAACCTGTGGGTGAGTATGGCGAGTATGAATTAAATGAATCTCCATGCGGTATTTGGCAAGTTTGCCCCTTGGTATTGAACTACAACACGTACAGTAAAACGCTTGTTGAAAAACGAGGTGAGCACATAATTTTAATGGGGGAGCCGGTGTTGGATTTTCCCGTTTGTGTTGAGGGTTACATTAGCCCTTTATCGGACAATTATGATTTTATGTTGGCTGCCAATGACGTTAGGCGCTTATATAACTTAATCTATCAAGGTGCAGAGTTAGGGCGATTAAAGGGGTGGTCACCTGTAGATATGGATAATAAACCTATACAAAAGGTATACAACGCAAAAAGGCGTAAACCCCGCACGCAGGTTGAGCATATCGCATTGATTGACGCTCTAATCAAGTCACATCCTGATATTGATGCAGAGTTATTAAAGCAGCCCTCAACGCTCCACAAAAAACTTGCTGAGCTCTTTGCTCGTAAGGGCGTCTATTACCCCATAAAGTCTGCTAGAACGTATTCACGTTGGTTTAAAGAGCCTGAGGACAAATAATAACTGTTCCGGTTAGTTACTTATCAAGCATCCCGCCACCAGCCCCGTTATGTAATGTTGAGTCGTCTAAACACATCCAACAACGTAAAGGGGCTTTTATGCGAATCTACCGCCTGAAAGAGCTTACAGAGCTATTAGGTATTAGCCGTGCAACCATCTATTCATGGATGAAGCAAGGCACGTTTCCTCAATCGGTCACGCTTGGGGCTAACTCTGTAGGCTGGAAAGAATCTGATATCCAGCAATGGATAGATACCCGCACTAGTCAAGCGTCACAGTAGGCTGACAACCCCCGTTAGCCTAGTCTCCCCTTGGGGAATAACGGCTACAGAAAAGGCTAGAGGGGGCGTTTTACCACGTCACTAGATTCAAGGTTTTCATATGAACATTTCAAGTAATGCGAGTTATTCGCAGGGGTTAGGCTTGCCTGAAAAATGGCAAAAGGTATTGACAGCAGGAAAGAGAAATCATTATTCTTGTCGCACTAAAGCAAAATCTTTAGTCGGGATTAGTACCCCGTTTTACTTCAAGGCGCATAGACGCCAGCTTTTTGCTGGTTTTTTTATGCGTACAATTTGCGCACCCTTTAGAATTTCCCTAGCGAAATTGTATCTAAATTATGGTGGGCTGGTTGAGGGCGCGAGAGCGCACCGTTTCCTTGAGGGCGGTAGTACTAACCTTAGTCAGTCCACCACCAGCAGATTAGTACCTCTTGGTGGTGGTTTAAAAAAATCACTCAAGGAGGCTGCCACCATGGCTACTACCCCTACCCGCAAACCATCAAAAATCTATATCTTTGCTATCGGCAATCCTAACGCCTTGCATGCGTCTTTTAAAAAGGCTCGCACCGTCTCTCTAGTGGCTCAATCAGAGCACCAAGCACGCGATATTCTAAGCGGTTTACGTTTGACGTTTATCAAGTGCCTACCGGTAGGAGGTTGCCAACATGCCTAAGCAATCACACACCAGTACAGAATCGCTCTACAACCTAGAAACCCGCTTACTCCATGCTTGGGGTATGGCTAGCACTTTAAGCAGTCATAACGAGTTTGACGAACATCTACAGTTCACCTTTGGGGCTATCGCTGACCTGTTAGACGATGCTTACAACGAACTAAGCAGCTTTCGCGCTGAATCTCGAAAACCACAAGGTGTACCGGTACCCGTGCCGGCTTTAGGTCAAGGGGAGGGTGAGGCATGAGTACATTTCTTTATGCTGAGCGAATAGAGCAGGTAGACGGCTTCCGTTTTATTACTTGGGCGGATTTAGTCTCACACGTTGAGCACCCGCCACGAGTGAGCGCAAAGGGGGCTAAGATAGCTAAGCGTCAAAGCCCTTGTATCACTGCCAGCAATGCGCCAGATAAGACGCTTGCAACGGTCATTGCGCACGATGTAATGACCGTATTACGACTTGATTTGGATGATACACAGTACAGCGTCAATCAGATAAAAGACCGCCTAGAGCTATTGGGTGTGTCGTCTTACATTGTGCACACAACCGCTAGCCATAAGCAGGGTAATAACGGTAGTCGTTACCGTGTGTTTATTGAGTTGGATAAGCCCATAAACCTAGCTGAATGGACAATTACTCAAACGTACCTTGCCTACGTGTTTGGGGCGGATGATTGCTCATCTAGACCACAACAAGTCATGTTCTTGCCGGTGTTATTTGGTGGGGTGAAGTACGAGCACTTCGTAAACCATGGCAAGCCATTAGCTCTATATGACAGCCAGGTATTTAAAGACGCTGTAACCTTTGATGCAAATCAAAAGCAGCAAGCGGAAAAGACAAAACAAGAAAAGGCTAGTGCAGTCAAAGAGGCGTTTAAGCCTAGTATGGTTGACGGTCAGATATCGGTGATTGATGCCGTTAACCAGCATTACGAGTGGGCGCACTTGTTACGCCATTACGGGTATAAGAAACAAGGTAGGGCATGGCTCCCGCCTGAATCCACCAGTAAAACGGCAGGGGCTTACATTCTATCGTGCAGTGATGGTAAGCAGCGTTACTTCTCACACCATACCAGTGACCCGTGCAGTGGTAGCCGGTGTTTAGACCAGTTCGACTTTATCGCCATTCGCTCATTCGCGGGTAATCGGTTTGAGTGCATGAAAGGCATTATTGGGCAATTCCCCGATATAGATAGCCACAACAAGGCGGTGTTTGCTCAAGCGAGACAAGCGGAGTTTGACCGTAAGCGTGGGGGTATGAATGAACGTTAAGAGTCTGCCTACCCCAAGCAATCAACCGAAAATGGATATTGAAACGCCATTTCCTAAGCTGCAACCAAACCAAAAGGCGGGGCTATTACGCTCCCGCCTAGGTAATGTAGCGGTTAACAAGTTTGGTGACGTGTACCGCTATGGTGAGGGTGTTTGGGAGGTTATTGAGCCTCAAGAGTTTTACCACCAAGCGGTGGAGCTATTCAACGCTAATCTGTGCCCGTTTTCTAAAGCGAGCATTGACGCTGTAACGGATACGTTAAAAATCATGCTTCCACAAATGCAGCCCCCTAGGCGTGACGTTATCGGCTTTCGCAATGGGGTGTATTGCCTGAGTACACAAACCTTTGAGCCACACAGCCCCGACAATTGGTTATTAAGTGTGTGTGATGTTGAGTTTAACCAAAAGCAACCGCACGAGGGTGTACCGTGTCCCGTGTTTGATGCTTGGATAAATCACGCCAGTGGAGGGAGCACACAGAAACGGCTAGCCATTGAGGCGGGGCTGTATATGGTTTTAACCAATCGTTACGATTGGCAGTTGTTCTTAGAAGTAACCGGTGAGGGTGGTAGCGGTAAGAGTATATTTACTAAACTAGCGGAGTTGCTAGCCGGTGGTCAGCACATTGCCTCAACCATGCGGGCACTTGATGACCCTAAAGAGCGTTATGGTTTGGTGGGGCGAACTTTAATTACGTTACCCGACCAACCCAAATATGTGGGGGATGGTGCCGGTATCAAGTCAATCACCGGTGGCGATTCTGTTTTGATTCGTCCACTGTATAGCAACTCGTATAGTACGGTTATCAATGCCGTGGTTATTGCTACCAATAACGCTCCAATGATATTTACAGAGCGTAACGGGGGGATTGCTCGTAGGCGGGTGATTCTAGCTTTTGACAATGTTGTCGAGGAGTCAAAACGCGACACTGAGTTTATAGCCAAACTCATACAAGAGATTCCCGCAATAGTCTCACATCTGTTTGTTACGTTTACTGAACCTAATGAAGCAAGAAAGGCTCTTGAGGTGCAAAGGTCGTCTCTTGAGGCGTTAGAAGTGAAGAAGCAAACTGACCATGTAATGTTGTTTGTCTCGTACCTTGAGTTTTTAGAGGCTCCGCACGGGCTGTTTTTTGGGCGTTACGACAAGGATGGAACTCGTGTAAGGATGTTTGTGTATCACTTGTATCTTGATTTTTGCAGTTCGCTAGGGTTTGTAAAGCCACTATCGGTGCAGCGATTATCAAGCGCAATAAAGCTGAGTGCTAAGGACTTTGGAGGGGAGTATAAAACCCGTTTAATTAAAGGGCGAACCCAAACCAATATACGAGCCACTGAGGAGTTAACGAGCATACTTACCGAATAGTGCATAATCATCCAACTTTTTTAGGTTAATAATTCAAACCGCCCATTGTGGCGGTTTTTCTTTGTCTGTGGATAACAGTTTCTAATTTAGCTAATAAGAGAGTTTTCGGCTTCTCTCTCTTCCTTATCTACCCAATCCCCTTTATCCGTTGTAATAGTTGGCATTGTGGTAGGGTGATAAGCTGTAAATTCCACTCTACCTACTCTCTACCCTCTCCCCCTTATTCAATGTTGCTACCTACCTCTTATCTACACTCTTTTCTACCTTAAAAAATAATATAAAACATACAGTTAAAAATATTTGTAGAGAGGTAGAGAGGCATCTATAAAAAAATTATTATTAAGTTTTCAGCGAGACTGTAATTACTTTGGGTTGTCCGAATAAATACGCACACACAGAAAAGGCTAATGTTTTGAAGCGGTGCGGTTGTGGTGGTGGGATTTGCCTATTATTCGCGTGCTGGTGGCTCTAAGGTCACATGACGCTGTTTTTTGTAGAGGCTGGTATACTCGCACTATCTAATACTAACAAGGACTAGGTGAGACCATGCCACCAAGAAAGAAACTTGACCTAACCGGTCACGTTGAGCGCGTTGTAACAATGTTCAATGAGGAGAAGATGACCTGTCGAGACATTGCTGCCACTCTTCAAAAGGAGGGGCTTAGCGTGTCGCACAGCACGGTAGCGCGTACCGTCAAAGACCATAACCAGCAATTAGCTGAAATGCGCGAGCGTATCAGGCAGCAAAACGCCATGGCTAAAGCTATGCACGAGGAGATGGGGAGTTCTGGGCTATCAGGCTTAGAGTTGGCGGAGATGTGCATAGCGAAACTGAGACCGCACATTCTAAAGTCACTTGAAGAAATGGAGCATTCAGAAAACCATTTTAAGAACACTGAAAAATTAGTTAACGCGCTAGAGTCACTTACTCGCTCACAAGCCACTATCAGCAAAACCAAGTACAGCCTAGAGAAAGTATTTGATGATGTGAAAGGGATGTTTGAGACGTCAATCGTTGAGCTTTTGGGGGACAAGCACCCTGAGGCGTTGCAAGTTATATTTAATGAAGTTCAGAAAATCAGGCTTGAGGACGCCCGACGACTAGTTAAAGACAAACATTAAATATGAAGTCGTGGCGGTAGAGGTATCCCCACATTTAAAAATATCAACCTCATCGGTAATTGTGCGGGTAGGGGCATCCCCACATAAAACAGATAAACCCCAATTGATGATATTTGAGCGTAGTTAATGCGCCATTTTGAACCGTGCTTTTTTGGGCATAAAAGGCGGTGACTTTTGGCTTTAGTACCACGGGAAGTACCACGAATAAGTTTTTTGTATTCATGTTTTGTTTTAAAACAATAGCTTATTTGCGTTTATCCAGTCCGCCCACCGTACCATATTCCAAGACAGAGCCTCGACGAAAGTCGGGGCTTTGTTGTATCTGGCGTTTGTAAATTCAAATCCAGCGTGGCGTCAGGAGTGTCTGCACAGTTGGATGTAAGTCCACTCCCCTCACTTATCAGTACCATACATAGAAAGGTCGCTTTTGTAGCGGCCTTTCGTCGTTTGGGGGAGATGCGTTTAGATTTACGTGTGTTTGGAGATTCGCGTTGA